TTACTAGTTGCCCAAGACGACTCCTTTACTTTCTCGGACGTTTACGATGGTCCTGTGGACTTTGCTGGCACTAATGCCGAAACCCTAACCCTGACTGATGAGTACGCAGGTACGGGTAACTTCCCACAAGATAATGCAGACACCGTTACGTTTACCGATGTTTATGGTGGCAGTGCAACATTTAACCCGTCAGTCGAAGACCTGATTACCTACACCGATGCCTATACGGGCTTAATTGATATTGTTGTAGTCAATAATGAGGCGTTTACTCTGTCCGACACTTTTGCGGGTCAGGTTGATTTTGCCCCGTTAATACAAGAGTTAATGACCATTACGGAGTCGCATATTGCCCGTGGTTGGTTTAGAATTGATGATGACCAGACTGTGACTTGGCAAGCTATAAATAATACACAAAGCGTTACTTGGCAGAACATCGGAAATAGCCAAGATCCTAATTGGGTGGTAATTGATAACACGCAGGAATAAAGAGTAAGGACTTAATATGGCATCTACCTTTTCACCTTCATTACGCATCGAGTTAATCGGTGACGGCGACCAGTCTGGTATCTGGGGTCAAACGACCAACACCAACCTAGGAACCCTTATAGAACAAGCCATTGCGGGCGTTGTGACCATTACCATGGTTGACGCTAACTACACGATGACTAACTTTAACGGGGTGTCAGACGAGGCTCGTAATCAAGTTATTGTGCTAACAGGCACAAACACCGCCCAGCGCAACCTAATCGCCCCCTTGGTAGAAAAAACTTATACCATCAAAAACAGCACGTCTGGTGGCTTTGCGGTGCAAATTATCGGTGCTTCTGGTACAGGCGTAGTCATACCAAACGGCATCACTACCACAGTCTACTGCGACGGAACTAATTTTTTCACGGCTTTATCAGGCACGGTTGGTAACTTTACGGTTAACGGTACTCTAGGCGTTACTGGCGCTTTGACTGGCACAACGGGCGTATTTTCAGGGGCTATATCCTCGGTTTCACCTGCTTTTACAGGAACTCCCACAGCGCCGACTGCTGCGGCTGGAACTAATACAACCCAGATAGCGACTACGGCTTTTGTGCTGGCTAACGGGGTGCCAACTGGTGGCTTGGTTATGTGGTCTACTGCCTCAGCGCCAAGTGGGTTTTTATTGTGTGATGGCTCTGCCGTATCTCGTTCAACCTATGCTGCGTTGTTTGCAATAGTAAGTACAACTTTTGGTTCTGGTGACGGGTCTACAACGTTTAACGTTCCAAACTATACCAACCGCATGCCTTACGGAACAACCATTGGAGCCACAGGCGGTAGCGCAAATGCAACGCTGGTAAGCCACACCCATACGTTTACAGGTAATGCTCTTGGAACCCATAACCACGCAACAACATTTAACCAAACAAGTAAAAGTAATAACGCAACGCCGTATATGTTGTCAAACCCATTTATTGGTGAAAATCTTAACGGTTCTGTAGCATTAGATACAACTTCAACTTCTGCTGGAACCCCATCAGGAACAAACAGCACAGAAGGTTCAAGCGCAACCAACGCCAACCTGCCACCGTATCTTGGTATTAACTTCATCATCAAAACCTAAAGGCGCAAATAGTGATATATGGCAGACGAACTGGGGTTAGCGGCTGGTGCCAAGGGGATCAGCGAGGGGCTTAAGACTGGGCGTGAGGCTGGGCGGGAAATTGGTAAGAACATCGAGGATGTTCAGAAGGAAGCAGTAGATGTAGCAAAGGATCGGGCAAATGCCAAGATTCGTGAGCGCAGAGAAGCAGAGTTAAGGAAAGAACGGGCGATATTTAAAGCCCTTGAAGAATATAAACACCGTAAGAAGATTACGGACGAGGAGTATAAGTTACGGATTGACTTTATCAAGCAGTACGGCACAAAAGAGTGGCAGAAGCTGATAGACATCAAGACGGAGATTGAGAAGCTAGAGAAGGAAGACCGCAAGTATTTTGATGCGGAGTTGTCAAAGGTTAAATGGGTGCAGTTCTGGTGTTTTTTAGTAGCTGCATGGATAGCTTATTACATGGTATGGGGGTCTAAAAAATGAATATGCAAGATGTTTTAAAGGCAATCATCCCTATTTTGGTAGCCTGTATCGCTTGGCTTTTAGGTCAAGTGTCCTCATTCCAAACCCGTCTTACCCAAATTGAGGGCAAGATGCCAGCCCTAATTACTTCTGAAGGCGTACCGACTGACAGCCCCATTTCAGCCGAGCGTAGAGCAAAACAGCGGGAAGAGTTATACAAAGAAATCCATGATCTGCACGTGCGGGTCAAGCTCCTTGAAGAAAGAGGAAAGAAATGATTACCCTATTTACTACCCTTATATCGTTCCTATCGGGCGGGCTGCCTAATTTACTAGGGTTTTTCCAAGACAAAGCCGACAAGAAGCATGAGATGGAAATGGCTCGTTTGCAGACCGAACGGGAACTCCAAATGATGGAGAAAGGCTTCCAAGCCCAAGCCCATGTCGAAGAGATCAGAACCGAGCAGGTCGCTATGCAGACCCAAGCCGAAGAAAGAGCGTCTTTGTACCAGCACGACATCGAGATAGGCAAGGGTGCGTCCCAGTGGGTGGTTAATTCTAGAGCGATGGTTAGGCCCGCCATTACCTATGGGATGTTCATCATGTTTATGTTTGTCGAGATCTTTGGGTTCTGGTTTGCCTTTCATCGGGAAGTGTCGTTTGACGTAGCGCTTAACCTCCTATGGGATAACGAAACCCAGATCATTTGGGCAAGTATTGTTTCTTTTTGGTTTGGAACTCAAGCCTTTAGTAAGAAATGAAAGTAAGCGATAAAGCCATCAAAATGATTAAACACCACGAGGGTGTCCGCCAGCGTCCATATCGCTGTCCCGCCAAGTTGCATACGGTGGGCGTTGGTCATGTGCTTTATCCCCGTCAGGCTCAGTTAAAAATGGAAGAGCGGGATGCCTACCCACTTGAATATAAAGATGACCGTACCTTTTCGATGGAGGAAGTAGATGACATTCTTAGAGACGATCTTAATCGCTTTGAACGAGGTGTGGAGCGCTACTGTCCCGTTAAGCTCACTCAAGGTCAGTTCGATGCTCTTGTTAGCTTTAGCTTTAATGTTGGTCTGGGAACACTACAGCGCTCAACCCTCCGTCAAAAGGTTATTCGGGGTGAAATGGAAGGGGCGGCAGAAGAGTTCTTGAAATATACGCTCGCTGGCGGTAAAGTGCTAAAAGGCTTAGTCATTCGTAGAAACGATGAACGTGCCTTATTTTTATCCTAGGGTAAACCATGCCATTACAAAAACTTCAATTTAGACCAGGCGTAAATCGAGAAGGCACTGATTACTCCAATGAGGGTGGTTGGTATGCTTGCGACAAAGTGCGCTTTCGCTCTGGTTTTCCTGAGAAAATTGGTGGCTGGATCCGTTTATCTAATAGCATTTTTCAAGGTGTTTGCCGAGCAATGTGGAACTGGGTTACGTTATCAGGCGCTAACTTATTAGGGGTCGGTACTAATCTTAAATACTATATTGAGCAAGGCGGTGCATATAACGACATCACCCCCATCCGTGCTACGTTTACAACTTCTTCAAGCCCAAGCACCAACAATGTTATCTACACCACAAATGGCTCTAATGTAGTTACGGTGAATTATGCTAACTATGGTGGTATAAGTAACGATTTTGTGACCATTAGTGGCGCTACTGCCGTAGGTGGAATACCCGCAACCGAGCTAAATGCCGAGCATCAGATTACCTACGTAGACCTTGATACCTTTACGTTTACTGTAGCTACAGCAGCAACTTCTACGGTATCTGGCGGTGGTGGCACGGCTATTACCATGGCGTTTCAAATTCAAACTGGCTTAGATGTGTTTGTGGTTGGCACTGGCTGGGGCGCTGGTACTTGGCCCTCCTACATTAATACTACGTTAACTAATCCGTTTACAGCAACGTCTACAGGTATCCAAGTCCTTACAGTTGCCCAAACAGCGCATGGCTTAACCACAGGCGATTACGTCTATTTTGTCAGTATTGCATCTGACCCATGCGGTATAAACCGACTGATTCTTCAAAAAGCTTTCCCTGTAACAGTAACTGGTGCCAATTCCTACACCATTAATATTAGCTCCATAACAGCTTCTACAACCACATCAACTGCGGCTTCTGGTGGAACCGTTGTGGTATCTACGCCTGTAGCTCCTGTACGGGGTTGGGGCACTGCGGCTACTGTGGGTATTGGACAACAGCTACGCCTTTGGACTAACGATAACTTTGGTGAAGACTTAATTATTGCCCCACGGGGCGGTGCTATTTATTACTGGGATGCAAGCACTGGGGTTAGCGCACGGGCAGTAGAGTTAAGTACTTTAGCTTCAGGTGCAACGGTTCCTGGTACTGCCTATACCTATCAAGACTTTGTACCAAATCAAACCAACCAAATTATTGGCTCGGCAATTCAACGCTTTGTGCTTGCCTTTGGTTCAAACCCATACGACCCAACAAACCCAACTAGCACATTTGACCCCTTGTTAGTGCGCTGGTCAGATCAAGAAAACCCGTTCCTGTGGGTGCCAGACGCTACCAACCAGTCAGGTGAATACCGCTTAAACATCGGCTCAACCATTATTATGGCTCGCTCAACCCGTCAGGAGATCTTGGTTTGGTCTGATGCGGCTATTTACTCTATGCAGTACCTAGGACCACCCTACATCTGGGGCTTCCAGTTGTTGCAGGACAACATCACAATCATGTCGCCTAATGCGGCAATAACCATTAACAACATCACCTACTGGATGGGTACGGATAAGTTCTTCATGTACTCTGGTCGTGTTGAAACCCTTCCCTGCGCTATCTGGCAGTTTATTTTTGACGACATTAACAAAGATCAAGCCTTTCAAGTATTTGCTGGTTCTAACGAAGCGTATAGCGAAGTGTGGTGGTTCTATTGCTCTGAAAACAGTAATACAGTAGATAGCTACATCATTTACAACTACCTTGAGCGGGTATGGTCGTACGGCACAATGAACCGCACCGCTTGGCTTGATTCTGGTCTGCGTCAATATCCAATGGCAGCCGACGGCGTTAATAACCGCATCCTGTACCACGAAGCCGCAGTTGATGACGTATCAGGGTTAACCCCAGTAGCGATTGATGCTTTCATTCAATCTTCTGACTTTGACATTGGTGATGGGCATAACTTTGGGTTTGTCTGGCGCATACTACCCGACTTGACCTTTAACGGCTCTAACGCAAACCAACCCCACGTAACAATGACGGTGCGTCCTCGTAGGAACTCTGGTGCGCCTTATGGTGTTGCAGATAATCCACAAGTAGCCAGTACCCAGAACTATACAAACCAACGTACTTATGACGTGCAAGAGTTTGATGGTCAGGTCTATACCCGCATACGGGCTCGCCAGATGAGCTTTAGGATTGAGTCCACTACCCTAGGTGTGGCTTGGCAATTAGGTAGCCCACGTATTGATATTAGGAATGATGGTCGCAGATGACGGTTTATAGAGACACCCCGCTTCGTCCGCCAAAAGCGCCTAACCTACTGGTAGCCCCAGTAGACTATCGTCAGCAATACATTGACCAGCTTAATAACGCCCTGCGTCTGTACTTTAACCAGATTGATAATAGCCTTGCATCGTTGCTAGACGTTACAGGCGGTAGTGGGCTTAGTTTTCCATATGGGGCGTTTTCTAGCGACCAAGACCAGACTGCTGTGGCAAACACAGCCACCTTAATGACATTCAACACTACGGATTTTGCCAATAATGTGTCAATTAACTCGTCTGAGATCACGGTAGCCAATGCAGGTATATACAACCTACAGTTCAGCGTACAGTTCCGAAACACAGACACTGCTTTCCAAGATGTTTATATTTGGCTACGTCAAAACGGGGTAGACATCCCAGGATCAACAGGCTTTGTTTCTATCCCAAATAGACACGCAGGGACGGATGGACATCAAATTGTTGGATGGAACTATTTTCTAAGTATGGCTGCGGGGGATTATGTTGAGATTTACTGGTCTGTACCCACAATAGATGTAACCATTCAACATCTTGCTGCGTCTGGCACGCCAACTAAGCCGTCTACGCAGTCTGTGGTGGCTACGATGTCCTTTGTATCTAGGCTTCCATAGAGAGCATAACAATGATAAACTTCAATCAATTCAACCCCGTGAGGCCCATATGAGCCATGCAGCAGCCCAACATTTAGCCTCCTATGGTCGTGGGGGTGACACCGAATTAGTCCATATGACTAAGGGTGAGATAAAAGGTCTTCAGGCTTTAGCTTTGGCGCACGGTGGTTCCCTAACAATTAACCCTAATACAGGTTTAGCAGAAGCAGGTTTTTTAAAGAGGCTTCTTCCTACATTAGCAGGTGCAGCCCTTGCGGCTACTGGCGTAGGTGCACCTATGGCGGCTTTATTGGTTGGTGGTGGCTATGGTTTGGCTACGGGTAGTATTACCAAGGGTCTCATGGCAGGTTTAGGTGCTTTTGGTGGTGCTGGTTTAACTAGTAGTTTAGGAACTTTAGGTGGAGAAGCTTTAGCAACTCAAGCGGGCGACGCCTCTTTAAATGCGTTTAAAGAAATGCAACAACAAGCAATTACATCAGGATTAGGTGAAGGCGCAACGGCTAATTTACAAGCTCTTAATCCTAATATACCCGCAAGCGAATTTGCTAGGGAAATGGGTACCGCAGGTTTTAATATGCCAGCAGGTGGGCTACCAAGTAGTCAATCTATTGCTATGCAGTCAGCTAGGGATGTTTTAGGTAATCTTAAAAATTTACCTGAAAGCGCTATACAACAATATCAAAGTGCTTTAAATGCTCCTGGGGTTAACCCTCAAGATGTCGTTAGTGCCGCTGGTAGAGCTCAAGGTGCTATGGGGGCTACTACAACAGGTAATGTAAGCAGAGGTATAAAAGAAGTATTTAGTAGTCCAAGCGCTGCTGGTTCGTTTGTTAAAGACAACGCTCTTACATTAGGAAGTGCATTCTTACCTTCAATGATTGAAGATCAAAAACCACCTGCTGGTTATACTGAGGATGAATACGATAGGTATCTAAAAGGCTTCCGTATGAGCCCTAACTACCAAGCCTACGAGGCTCCAAGACCTAATCCGTATTATCAAGCTAAATATGCAGCCCAAGGCGGTATTATGCAGTTACAAGGTGGTGGCGGCCCCGTAGAGCGTATGTCTATGATGAATACGGCTATGAACCCACAAGGTGGTTTGTACCCCCAAGGCATGATTGATAAGACCCAATACGCTACCCCAACCCAGCGTCCAGTAAGTGCTGAGATGGTATCCGAAGTTCCAGCCTATGAGCGGTCTAGCCCTATGTTGATGGCTGAAGGTGGTATTGCCCGGTATAGAAGTAAAGGTCAAGTTAATGTGTTACAAGACTATATAGACAGACAAGGGCAAGAACGAATAGAGCATTTACCAGAAAGCGTTGGGATCCCACGCACAGGTATTTTTAGAGATACTGACGTAGACACAGCCAGAAAATCGGCTTTAGAAGCCGCTATGATTCGTTTAGGCAAAGCTGGTAAAAGTGCTGGTATTAAGCCTATAGCCCTCCCTAAGACTGCTATTAAGGGTTTAGGAGATATAAGCGGTGCTACTCAAGATACTACCGAAGCTGCTGCTGGTGGCACTATGCGTTACAACCTAGGAGGTTATTCCGATGGTGGAAGAATGCTTAAAGGACCTGGGGATGGTATGTCTGATTCTATCCCTGCTTCTATTGCTGGAAAACAGCCAGCACGGTTGGCTGATGGAGAGTTTGTTGTCCCGGCTGATGTTGTATCGCATTTAGGCAATGGCTCTACGGATGCTGGTGCTAAAAAGTTATACGGCATGATGGATAGGATTCGCAAAGCTCGTACTGGTAAAAAGAAACAAGCCCCTGCAGTTAAAACTGCTAGATATATGCCCGCATGACAACACTTGTATATGAAGACGTCAACGGGCTTGACTTTATACCAGAGTTTGAAAAGTTGTTTCCTGAGCATTATGATGAGTTATGTGTAACAAAAGATTACCCTGCCAATCCAAACTATGATGCTTATAGGCAGATGGGTGAAGCAGGTTTATTAAGGACTATTACTTGTAGGGCAGATGGTGAGTTAATTGGATATATTATTTTTTACATCCAGCCTCATTTGCACTACAAAGATTGTTTGACGGCTTTTGAAGATTTGTATTTTGTTAAAAAAGAATACAGAAAAGGTCGAGTAGGAATTAGGTTGTTTCAGTACGCTGAACAAGTTTTAAAAGAACGTGGAGTAAATAGGGTTGTAATGCACACTAAAGTACATTTAGACAATTCTAAGTTGTTTGAGTATTTAGGATACAAACATACAGATAAAATATTTACTAAGATGTTGTAAGGGAAAATTATGAATTATTCACGCCGTCAGTTATATGCCCTAGGGGAGCCCCTAGGAGATTCCGTTACCGTTAATAAAGTTGGCGGTGGACGCATTTATGGCGGAGGTGGCGGTGGGGGTGGTAGCCAACCAACTCAATCAACTACTTACAATACTAATATCCCTGAGTACGCAAAGCCATATGTAACCACAATGCTGGGGGCTACCCAGAAACAGTTATTTGAAGGCACTCCTACTGCAGAGGGTGGTTATGACATTACTGGCTTTAGGCCGTACAAACCATATAGCACTGACGTAAACAATTATTTTGCGGGCTTTAGCCCGATGCAACAGCAAGCGCAACAAGCTACTGGGCAGTTGCAAGTTCCTGGTGAATACGGTCAAGCTACTCAAATGACTGGCTTAGCAGGTCTTGGGGCTTTAGGTTTATCAGGACAAATGGCTGGTGCTGGGCAACAATTTGCACAACAAGCTCAAGATCCAAGGGCTATGCAAGGTTACATGTCACCTTACATGCAAAACGTGGTGGACTATCAAAAGTCACAGGCGTTACGGGATTATCAAATGGCTGCCCCGATGCGGGCTAGACAAGCTATTGGTGCTGGTGCGTTTGGTGGTAGTCGCCAAGCTATTATGGAAGCTGAGGCAGAACGTTCACTAGGTAGCCAACTGCAAGGTATTGCTGCTACTGGGTCACAAAAAGCATTTGAAGATGCACAACGCCAACAACAGTTTGGCGCTCAATTAGGTTTACAGGGTCAACAGGCTGGACTTCAAGGCTTAGGTCAGTTTGGTCAAATGGCTAGTCAGCTAGGACAATTAGGCGGTGCTCGGTTGGGTGCACAAAGAGATATTATTGGTATGCAGTCCCAGATGGGTAAAGAGCAACAAGCCCTTGAGCAAGCCAAGATTAATCAAGCTATCCAAGACTACGCTACACAACAGCAGTACCCACTCATGCAGCTTGGCTTTATGTCAAATATGTTGCGTGGCTTACCAATGCAAGCAACTACTACGCAAACATATCAAGCTCAACCTTCTGGACTTAATCAAGGTCTTGGTCTTTTAGCTGGTGCAGCTGGTGCAAGACAAGCTGGTTTGTTTGCAGAGGGAGGAACTATCAAAGGCTTAGCTTCTGGCGGTGTTGCAGGCTACGCTAATAAAGGGATGGTTCAGGCTAATCCAGATAGCGGAGTAGTACGTGGTATCCGTCAAAAACTAATGATGATGGATGCTGAGGAGTTAAGCCGTGTTGCGCAAACTAGCCCTAGCGAAGAAATTCGTGCCATGGCGCTACAGATACTACAAGAGCAAAAGATTAGAGAGCAGGCTGAAGCACAAGCCCAACAGTCCATAGCTCAAGATCAACGTGGTCTACCTACCCCTGTTACGGAGCGAGTTGGTTTACCCGCCGCCCCTGCTGGAGCAATGGATACATTAAGTGCCGCTAGTGGCGGTATCGTGGCTTTTGCTGGCCCTGATGGTAGCCAAGTAGACTTAGATGAAGCTGAGGCAAACCGTTTACAAAAAGATCTTGATGCTCGTAAAAAGTACGCTGAGTTTTATAAGCAACAACGTGAAGCCGCTGGTGTAGGTGCACCCAAAGCTGCATTAGGAGAGTTCTATACAAAAGAACAAGCCGCCCTAGGAGATGCTGAGAAGCAGGCTAGAGGATATGATTTGCTACAGTTTGGTCTTGAGTTAGCTGGTGAAGCAGGTCCAGTAGGAAGTGCGGCTGCTAGAGCAGGGAGAAGAACATTGCCAGGAATGATAGCTCGTCAAGAAGGACTTAGAGGTCGTCGTGGTGATATTGCTAAGGGTCTTGCTGAAGTTGCTGAAGGTGAGCGCCTAATGAAGATAGGTGATATTACTGGTGGTAACGCAATGTTTGAGAAGGCAGAAGAGCGCCTTAGCAGAGAAAAAGTTGCTGGTATGAAGTCTCCTGGCGAACTGATAGCTTATGCAAATAATTATTTAGCATCAAGAAGAGCTGCAGGAGATCAAAGACCTGATGCCATTATATTAAATGAAGGAATGGATAGGCTTGTAGGCAGTCGTGGTGCCGCTGCTCAACGTGCTGCTACACAAGCTGAAGTTGCAGGAACTAATTTGTACGACAAAGCTCGTGATAACGTAGATAACTCTTTGTCTAAAAACTTTAATTCGCCTGAGAATAAAGAACTTCGTAGATTGCAAAAAGAAGATAAAAAGAATAAAACTAATACTGCAAATACTTATTTACAAGAGTTGTATCGTAAAGAGGAGCAACGAATGAAAGGTGGGCAACAAGCACCAGCAGCTTCTGCACCTAGTGGAGGCGGTACTAAGAAAAGCGCAGCAGACTTTGATAAAAGTTAATCATGGCATATGATGTTGAGGGCGCAAGAAAGGCGGGTCTTAGCGATGCTGAGATTAACAATTATCTTGCCTCAAAATACAAGTACAACTTAGCTGGGGCTAGGGAAGCAGGCGTTCCTGATACTGAGATATTGACTCATCTTCTTTCTAAAGATAAACCTAAAGCCGCCCCTGCTTCTGTAACTGCACCCATACTTAGCCCAGAAGAAGTAACAACCCAAGCTGAACCTACAGTACAACCAAGCACAGGGTTAACTGAGCAACAAAAGAAACAATTAGCAGAAGAGACTGCAAAGTACGAAAGAGAAGTACCGTTCTTACAACGTATAACTGACCCGTTAAAGTCTGGCTATGCAGCTGCAAAAGGAATATTGCCTGGTGTTCAAGTTGCCAACATTCAAAACGAAATCAATTTAATCCGAGAAGGTAAGGCTACAGACCCTCTTGGCAGACCACTAACACCAGAAGCGGCAGAAGCTAGACTTAAAGAGTTACAGGGCGCTCAAGCTCAATCTCAACAAAAGCTAATGGAGACCCAGGCTGAAGCTGCTCAATATAGAAAAAGACCTACGATAGAAGCTTTGTCTGATGTAAAGACGGCACGGCAAGCATTTGATGCGTTCCAAGTTGATCCTTTGGGTGTCATGGCTAGCGTGTCCTTAGAGAGCGTCCCACAACTAGTACCTGCACTTGTATTAGGCGCAGTAACCCGTAATCCTAGAGTTGGTGCAATGGCTATGGGTAGTACTAGCTTTGCTAGTGAGTTATCTTCGGGTATTACAGAATACTTCCAAGAGCAAGGGGTAAATGTAAAAGACCCTGCCGCTGTTAATAAAGCGTTAAATGATCCAACTTTATTTGCTAAAGCTTACGAGCATGCAATGACAAGGGCTTCTATTATTGGCGCTGTAGATACGGCTGCTGCTGGATTAGCTGGTAAATTGCTTGTGCCTAAGACAGTAATAAAGAACCAAGTAGCAAAAGAAGCGGTCAATATCGGTGTAGCCCAACCCGCCGCACAAGTAATTAGCGGAGCTGGTGGTGAAGCAGCTGCTCAACTTGCTACCGAAGGAGAGATTAAAAAGCCTGGGCAAGTCCTTATGGAAGCCGTTGGTGAAGGTCCAACTAGTTTATTAGAGACAGCAGCATTTGGTGGACGTGAGGCTTATGAGCGCTTGCCATCTACAATTGCTAAAAGAGAAGCAGAAGCTAAAGCCGTTGAAGATCAAAAGAAAATCCTTGATAAGCTTAATGCCCCTGGTGCTTTAGACAATTTAGGTCAGCAGTTTAATGAGACTGTTGAGAAGCTAAAGGCTTCAGTTAATCCAGATACAAATCAACCATATACTGAACAAGAAGCCTACGCCGTTGCAGGCGATGCTATTTTGCAAGGAGGGCTATTAGATGGAACTGAATCAACTATCGGTGGAGCAGATCAACCAGGCGTTTCTGTGCCTGGCAAACCAAGCGAAACCGACACGGGAGCTATTGACACTACCGGAGGAGACCTGGCAGCAGCTGGCACAACTACTACTGCTGTTGGAGGCGGAGAAGGAACTGAACTCAATACACTAGCTGCAGACTTAAAAGTTAAATACAACTTAACCGACGAGCAAGCAACCGCTGCCGCTACAGAAAGCTTACGGCAAAAACAAGTTGCGGCTGGTATGGGTGCACCTACCACTACTTCTGTAGAGCCTACTGCGGAAGAAGATTTACAAACACTTAAAAAGCTAGAGAAAAGAAGAAACGCTGCAGACTTAAAAGTTAAAAGAGCACAAACTAGTGAAGAGACCAGAAAAGCTAAAGAATTGCTGCAAAAAATAGATGATGAATGGGATGCTTTTACTAAAGAAAGCCAACCAAGAAGAGACAAAAGGGTTGCAGAACTTACTGGGCAACCAACTACAACAACTGAAGTAACACCTTCAGCACCCCCAGTCAAAACAGGCAAACCTCGTGGCAGACCAGCCGCTGCAAAAACTCCAGAACAAATAGCCGCTGCCGCTGCGACTAAAAAACAGCAAATAGCTTCTGGACGGGATGCTATCAATGCAATTGCTAAAGCCGAAAAAACTTTAGCTCAAACAGTTGACGAAGCCGCTATTCTTGAACGCTCTGCCAGTGAGAAAGAAGCTCAGGATATTTTGTATGGTTTAAGGCAAGAACGCATAGATGCTCTATCGGTTGCATATGGTTTATCCGTTGACCCCAACCAAAAGAAAAAAACCGCAGGTACTAGAGCAACTGCAGCATTAGAGAAAGCTGACCCGCAAGAACGTGAGTTAGGTAAACTAAGATACGAGGCTAAGCAAAGAATAGGCGCACCTAGCCGTGCCCAAATGTCAGAATCTACTAATGGGCAGGATAACACTGTCTTTGAAAAATACAATAACGCACGAAGCGCAGTAAGTTGGATTGCTAATAACGGCAACCCCTTTGAAAAAATACTAGCTAGACGGTTACTCCCTTTCCTTAACGGAGTTAAGTTTGTTGTAGTAGATAGTGCAGACGATATGCCTACTGCATTCCTACGAGACAAAATGATGGGAGCAGCAGGTTTATATGTACCTGACAGAAATACTATTTATGTAATGCGTAGCGGCGGTATTAACAATACTGTTGTGTTACACGAAGCTTTACACGCTGCAACCGTTGCCCGTATTAATGCCTATCTAGAATTAAGAGAAGCAAAGAAACCTATTCCTAATTCTTTGCGTCCAGTGGCAGAGCTTATGGCTTTGATGATACGGGCAAAAGATAACTATGATGCTCTCTTTGCTCAAGCTTTGGAGACTGGCAATTTAGGTTTACTCACCCCAGAAATGCTAGAAATACCTAATGACGCTTTTACTGACGTTAAAGAGTTTGTGGCTTACGGCATGTCTTTGCCTGCTATGCAAGAATTTTTACTTCTTTCTCCAGGTGTACTTGCAGGTGCTCCGCCTAATTTTGTTGATAGGCTATTTAATAAATTTGTACAAAGCATACGTCAGTTGTTTAGTATGGACGAGAAGCATACTTCTGCTCTCCAAGATTTGATTATTGTTACAAATAAGCTGCTAGCTGCACCAATGCCAGAAGTAACGGTTCCTGGGGAACCAGTAGCAGCCAAAGCAAAACAACCTGCACCGCCAAAAGCACCTAAACCACCTAAGCAATTAAAACTTGTAGAAACTTTGCTTAGAAAGATTCGATTATCTAATAGAAACTCCACATTAAACGGTTCAATTGGCGAGTTAATAATGCAGGTTAGAAATGCCAGCGATGCTATTCGTTTGATGAAGGCTATTTATGGTGCTATAAGTGTTACCAAATTAAAGCTTGCGTTAAAAGCTTTTACAACAGAAGACATTACCCGCATAGCTGGGGACAAAATTAATAACCTAAAAGTCATTAACAACGCTGTAGACGACATGGCTGGCATGCGGGTGCAAATGATCCGTGAGCTTGCTGAAAAAACTCCTGCTTGGATTAACTTTAATGAAAAATACGAAGAAGGCGGCAATATACTTGCGGATTTAATTAACGCATCTACTTTGTTAGAGGTAGACCCTACTAAACACCCCGATGCGGCAACCGCTATAAAGAATGATCCTAAGTTACAGCGCATTGAAAATGACATTCTTAATCCGTCTACGGACCCTAAAACTTTACCTAACCTTAAAAAACAAAGAACTGAGCGCACTGCAGCAATTAAATTAGTGTATGAAGGCGGCGCTTATAACAACCCTGTTACTGGTGAGAAATACACCATGGGTGGTTGGGAGCAGTTAGGTAAATTTGGAAAAGGCGAAGGGCATGCCATATATAAGATGGCTAAAGATAGCTACAAAAAAACCTTTGACACGCATGAGCAATTGCTAAAAGAAAAGATTGCGGCTTCTAACGTACCTGGAGATATTAACGATGCGTCTACTCCAAAAGGCAAATTAATTGCGGCTATTACTAAAACTTTCCAAGAAGCTAAACAACTTGAGGTTTATTTCCCATTAATGCGTTATGGTAACTTCTGGTTTAGCGTAGGCAAGGGCAAGAGTGGCGAGTTCTATATGTTTGAAGGGGAAGTTGCTCGTAACAACGCCATTGAAGCCCGTGTTGCTGAACTTAATAAAGCTGGGGACAAGCGTACTAAAGACCAGATGATTGCCGATGGCGACATAGATATTGGAAATGACATTCGCAAACTAAGAGAAAAACATATTGAATCTAGCGATATGCTTAAAGAAATCTTTGCAATGTTAGATAAAAACAAGATGTCGGATATTGATGCTGTTAAAGACAATATCTATCAAATGTACTTGATGACTCTACCAGATAAGGACATCCGTCGTAAGTTTGTACACCGCCAAGGCAAGACTGGTTTTAGTGCCGATGCAATCCGCAACTTTATTGTTAGCCAGCATACCGCTGCTAATCAGCTAGCTCGACTAAAGTACTCAGATAAGATTCGCAATGGCATAGCTGCTGCATATGCAGAGATACAGCAAAATCCGGATAAGCTAAAGCTAGCTACTATTATTAGAGAAGTTAGTAACCGAGCTATTAATGAAATTACTCCCACAGTGCCTGAAGAAGGGCTTGATTGGGATCAAGTTGCTTCCATTGGTAATAAGTTTGTGTTCTATTGGCTTCTGACTTCTCCTAAATCTGCATTAGTACAGATGACCCAGCTACCGATTGTTGGCTTACCTACCCTTGGGGCTGAGTTTGGTATTGGCAAAGCTACTGCAACTGCTGCTAGGTATGGTGCTTTATGGAATAAATTTGGCACAACTAAAAAAGACGAGAACGGAAACGTAGTAACTTCGTGGGGTCAGCCATCTATTAATGACTCTAAGTACGTAAACGAACACAAAAATTTAGCGTACAGAAAAGTACTAAAAGACGCTTGGAACTTTGCCAATGACAAAGATATATTTATGTCTACCTATGCAGGGGATATGACGGCAATGGCTGCAGCCCCCAGTACTCGTTATCAAGGTTTAGTAGAAAGAGGGACTAGGTTTACATTTAATTTAATGGGTGGCGCATTCCACCACGCTGAGCGTATTTCTCGTGAAATTATGTTCATGTCCAGTTTTGAACTAGCTTACGCAGACGCAAAGCAAAAGGGTATGGACGACAAGGCTGCGTTTGATGCAGCTACTAAAAGAGCCCTAAAGCTAACCTACGATGCTTTATTTAACTACACTCAATACAACAAACCGCCCCCAATGAAGAGTGCTGCTGGACGCTTAGCATTCCAGTTCTTGACCTACCCGCTACAGATGACATCGTATTTAGTACGTAACTTCTACGGCATGCTGCCATTATTGAATAAAGAAGAAAAGAAAGAAGCGGCTATTAAGTTCTTTGGCACACTGGGTATGACTGGTCTATTTGCTGGTGTTACAGGTTTCCCTTTATATAGCTTTATTATGGGTATGGCAGAAGGTATGCGTGAACTACTTCGAGATGAAGAAGACGAAGACTACGACGAAGACGACGAAGGTAATCCCCTTGGTAAACGCAGCTTAGACTTATGGTTTAGAAATTCGTTTATTCCTAGCTACTTTGGTCCCGATAGCAGTCTAGCTAACTTCTTTAACTTAACTGAAGAGCAAGCTGCTACGTTATCTCGTGGTGTTGAAATGGGTCCAATATCTGCTTATACCGATTTAAACGTAGGTACTTCTACTTCTTTAGATGGGTTGTGGTTTAGAAGTGATGCTCCTGCAGAAACTTCTCGTCAAGCATTTATAAACTTTGCGTTTAGTTGGACTGGTCCAATTGGTAGCGTGGGTGCAAATTTTGCAGGTGCTTACGACGATTGGAATAATGGGCAGGTTAGTAGGGCTTTTGAAAAACTTTCTCCAGCGTGGCTTAGAGGTGGTTTAACCTCAATGAGGCTAAAGAGCGAAGGCGCAACTACTACTAAAGGTGATGAGTTGATGAACCCAGAGTTCTACACAACAGGCAAACTGCTTGCACAAACTTTAGGCTTTGGAAGCACCGAAGTGGCGCAAGTACAAAAGGCTAACTTTATGGCTAAACAGATAGTGACAGAGATAAACAGAGAAAAACAAAATATATTAAATCGTTTAGATATTGCAGTGCGTCAGGATGATGACGACAAGATTGACAAGATATTAGAAGAAATAGATAAATTTAATACTAAGAATGCAATGCTAGCCATTAATGGTGAAACAGTTAGTAAGTCGTTGCAGTCTCGTGCTGAGCGTCGTGGCAAAGCATATCAAGGGTTATCTGTCTCAGATAAAGAAGCTCCATTTGTCTACCCATTAGTAGAAGGCACTCGTTCTCCGCAGTACAAATAAAAAACCCCCGCACGAGGCGGGGGCAAAGAGTGTGGAAGGAGCTAACTTCCGAGGAGAAACAGACGAGCTGTTCTGTGCTCGAGTATAGTTAAATTCTCCAGATGCGTAAACCTTTTACACCTTCTTCTATTACTACTTTAAACAAAACTTCCATCTTCAGTCTTTTTGTAACACGCAGAATGTCTTTCTTAGCAACGTCAGGATCAAGGCAAGGTATGAAGATTGAATACCCTGTCTTAAAGTTTTTCCAGTTGACGTTATAACTAATCTTCTCTACTAACATTTTCGATAATCGGCGCTACGACCGCATCCATGTCAATAAAATCAGGCACAGAGCAGTCAAAAAACAATGCATGCACCCCCGGAGATGTAACACGCATGCCTTTGGACATCTGCTTAGTATCGGCTTTTGTGTAAACACCTCGAGCTTTTAGCTCGTTAAGAGTCTCTTTGTATGGGGCTTGTGACTCCACACAATCCTTTTTAAAGTCTTTGGCTACGATGTACATCATCTTAGTATCGGGTTCGTAGCGTATCCTTAGCTCGCCTCTTGGCTCCTGTACGGGTGCCGAGTGCATATTAGTACGCTTGTCTACTTCGTTGTTTACAACCAACATATTTTGAATATTACGGTTAATGTAGTCACCAATAATAGCTGCGGCGTTATTAGCTGGAGGTGCGATGTCTTGCCGTACTGTGGAAAGCATCTGCATAGACCAAGCATAAATAGCCTTCATATCGTAGTCATGCAACCCAAGCATACGGGCAACCAAACCGCCTGTAATATTACAAGCAATAGCAGCAGACCAAAAACGCTCTTTGCTGGTTAGGCGCATCTCTTTATCAATCTTCTGCTGGATAGCCAACAAGTTGCTGACCGTATCTTCTAAGTTATTAACTAAGTAACTGCAATAGATGTCCCCAGCATGCCCATAATTTTCTTTAAGTTGGTGGTCGAACATCTCCTTAGCCACATGTACAGGGATAATATTGCTTGGATGTATCTGATACTCTAATAGGCGCATGCTCTCACCATCCGGACTGTTCTTGTGCACCCCTAACTTCTCGTAGAAACTAGCGTTTGAACTAGCCAACGATATGGTCTGCCAAGTGGTGTTGTTAATACGCATCTCGTTTTTATCTGACCTAGACCTATTAGCACCACGACCTTGTGACATGCTATAAGCCAGCGTAGAAAACTCGGCAGGGCTAATGTTGGTAATCTCATCAATCGTAAACGGCAGGTTATTCATAATGCCTATATGCAACATCTTGGCGGCTAGGGTGTCTTTCCAAATTCCAGCTAGCCTATCAGGGTGTCCGTACACGCTATTACACATATACAAAGCAGTAGATTTACCTGTGCCTGACTCTTTGTGAATCAGGTTTATGATTGCTCCGCTATGACCAGTAAACTTAAGAAGCGGCGCGCCAAACGCAGTAAGCGCAGCAAACGCATGGGGTTCTAATCCAGGGGCGCCATACAGATTAAACACTTCCTTCCATTTCTCTAGCGTACCCATGGGGTGCATAACTTCGGTGAACTGCCTTGTGTTTGCAGAAGGTGGGCTGTGGAATGTGCCGTCTTTGCTAATCTCTCTATCGCCAATAATAAACTTGCTGTTCTTATCCACCCAGCCAAATTGTGTCCTCATTAATTCTGCCCTTCCTTTATATTGCAACTCTTTAATAAATAACATTAAAAACGCCATCAACTGATCCATCTGCTTTGGCATCCCAGCGACGCCTTTTGTTGACAACGCTTCACGTAATCTTTCTTTTACTGCTACGGTAGAAAGCGGAATCGTAAACTCCCGCACACCGTCTTTAGGTAAATGCAAACGTAGTAATACAAGTTCTCCAACCGCAGGGTCTGGATCGTGCATACGCTTTACAACATACAAATCGTGTTCGTATACACAAATTGGTTCTGATTCCTCTTCATCTTTAATAGTGATGTAGATGCCACCGTTCTTCCCACGGAAGTATGGGAACGGGAAAGAAGGTATTTTGTATGTAACCGCATCTTCTATCTCTTGTGTGTCGTGGACTTCTGTATCTTCTGCTTTAACTATTTCTCTGCCTAATGCAATAGGAGAACCGATGCGTCCCTTCCATTGGCAACCTTCACAACCACCTGGGTTATTTTTCTCAAACGTACTGCAACGCTGAGCAAACGCTGTATGGCTTGCTTTTTCCTCCGTATTCTCGGGTGAATATTCAGGGTGATTCTCTGAAATCTTATGGATTGCAGTCTCTCTGTCCACGCATCGGTGTGCAATGGATAACGCATTGAACCACATAGGTTCGGATACAGACTCTTGATTTTGATACTGATACAGTAATTGTGCGCACCCTTCGCCATTTGCACTGCGAATCATAATTTTGCTAAACCGAGATACGGTATTAGCAGCCATGGCTTTTTGTAACTCACTTAACTCTTTGGGTGCAGTAGGTTTCTTTGGTGCTTCTTTAACACCCAAAAGGTTCTTAAATGCCTCGTAATCTACATCGGGTGCATCTGAAATTACTTCTACTGGTTTAGGTGGATTATCTTTAAAGTTTAATGTTCCGGGCACTCTAAGCACTCGGGCTATCTCAAATACACTTGCATCGACATAAAGGTTATGCAATACGCATAGTTCGTTCAAACGATTAGCAACTGGTTCCCATTCTTCCCGAGTAATAGGTTTAGTAAGAGGCCAGTACGCATGGATGCCCCTACCTGAATTAACAAGTAAAGGCTTGGGTAATCCGATTAATTTGCAGAAATCTTGTAGAGCTTGAAGACCTGCTACTTGGTCAATATAACCATCGGGGCGGTTTGTTTTTGGATTTACTTCTGCTTTTGCTTCACCACAATCCAAGTCAAGCCAAAATGCTTTGAGGTCTTTTACATTCTCTTTCTTGCGGTTTAAGTCGGTCTCAAACTTAGCGACACCAAAATAAACATCTCTGCCCTTAGACAGAAAGTCTTCTACGTGCTTATCGAATTCTTCTCGTGTTTGAACAAGCTCTTGTATAGCAGATTTACCTTTTAAGCCGAGCACGGTCAGCCACCCATTGGGGCTTTGCACTCTGTTTAGTAGGTCTATATTTGCCATTCTCGTCTCGTTGTTAGGGGGAAAAAAGGGGGGACTAATCCCCCCTCACCTTCCGGTGATGCTTTTTATTACTTACTAAGTCTATTAGCTATAAGCTTGGTGATACTTTTAGATAGCTCCGGCTTAGGATCGTATGCCCCAATAAACCAGTTGTATACCGTCTGCCGACTAACATTTAACATCTCTGCTATATCAGCAACCGATACACCCTTTTTTATTGCAGCTCTACCCAGCGCAACCCCAAGCCTAGTATTACCAGCTTTCTTGTTAAGCTCTATAGTTTTAGCACTATAGCCGTAGCTCATTATTAGTTATCCGACCAAGCGTTAACGACATCTGCTAACTTTGCTTTAGGTGCAGCGGGAGGCACTTCAGCTTTCTTAGCTCGTTTAACAACAGGCTCTTCAACTACTTCAGCCTCGGCTTCAGGAACTGCTTTAGCTGCTGGTGGCAACTTAACAACACCGTCTTGCTGAGCTACAGTCAACTGAATAACCCGCTTGGACTCTTGAGTAGCTTGAGCTGCTTCGACTACATCAATCTCTTCGTCGGTCAAATGACGCACGGGGGTAAACTTCAGCACATCAGCGGTCTCATTCTCATCAAAGCTAATCTGAGTAATGATGCGATCAATGCTCTCGCCATTGGCTGGCAAAAACTTAGTGTAACTCTCAAACGGATGCGTATTACCAACACCCTTACCAAATAAAGACTTGGCAGGAATATTAAATTGGTAGATGTCACCACTCATATCGTTTTCAAGCAACAAGGCAATACGACGATTGAATCGGCATGCACGACCTTTGCCATTAGTACCAGAACCATCAATGTTTTGTGGGCAGGTAGCGCAACTTGTGGACTGAGCGTTAGCGGCTTTGGGATCAGGTACATCACCTAAATTAGACCAGCAGTCAGGTAGAGTTGGGGCTGCATCAGGGTCAAACGCAGTAGCGTAGAACTGACGAGATACTTTTGGTAGTGCATTAATAATGATGACATTTAGGAAACCATCTTTAACCTTACCAGCTTCTTTGCCGTTTACGATCCTACGAAATACACCCTTAGCCATGGTGATACGACGACTAGTACCGCCCCCACTATCCGCTAGGGCTTTAGATAATTCACTAACCTCACGATTAGTTGCTACTGAGTTTTGTTGCTGAAAAATAGAAATATTACTCATGCTTTGCTCCTTCTAACGACCACGGTGTATTTACTGTCTGCTTGTAAACCAGCAGGTAACAGATTTGGATTCTCTTCGAGAAACTGCTTAAGATTGGTTTGATGCAATCTTTTCTCGAGCAGGGGGTAGGCATCATGTTCTTGTATGAACTGATACATAGAATCCCAATCAGTCGTCCAGTACCGTGTATCCACTTTACGAATAATTGTCCCTGCTGGTGTCTTGATGCTGTCAGCATTGTTATCACGACATACGTCAAGCATTTTTTCTGCAAGCAAGTCTTGTTGAGCCTTGAGCTCTTCATCTTGTTGCTCGAACTTCTCCTTTAGCTCAGCTCGCTTGTCTCTAATCTTTATATAAATCTCGGCAAGCTTGTCTGTTGCTATAACTTCTACATCACTCATTTTTAGCTCCTTCTAACTACGAACCACTAGTATACCAATGACTTTGACAATGTCAAGCTATATCTTCAATTTCTTGTCTATATAAGTCAATTATTTTTGTGTGGCTATCTATATTATTTTGTAACATTCTGTATAGCTTTGCTTCTACTTCACTTCCTTTGATATGCACAATGGTCATGGGGTTCTTCTGCCCCGGGCGGTTAATACGTGCATTAGCTTGCAAGTATGTTTCCACGCTAGTCACAGGAGCATACCAAATGATTACATTAGCAGCTGTTAGTGTTAACCCGTGAGATGCTGCTTGGGGTTGTATTATCAAGACCCTAGTGTTATCGGTCTCTTGGAAGTCTTTGATTATGTCGTGCCTTTTATTTACAGGCACTTGCCCATTAATGACTTCACAAGTAATATTAGCTGCGGTTAAATAAGTTCTTAGTAGTTCTATAGTATGAGTAAATGGAACAAACACCAGGACCTTATGTGAAGCTTCGTTAATAACCTCTTCAATAACCCGTAAGCGGTTGGATACGTCAAACTGTATGACTTCTTTAGTATCGGTATATACCGCACCGCCAGAGATCTGCAGTAGCTTGTTGATGTTGGTAGCTGCGTTTACTGAAGTAACTTGCTCTCCATCTGCATGTATCAACATTTGTTGTTTGAGTATTTTGTAATACTTTATTTGCTGGGGGGTAAGCGGGGCATCCCGTTCTACAAAAGTTACATCAGGTAGGTCTAGGCATTGATCTTTCTCAAACCGAATAGCAGGTTGTAACACTTTATGTACAACGGATTGGGCTTGGGGTTTTGGTATCCAACGATAAGTACCTACCTTGAACATAACTTGGTCACGGAACTGACCATAAAATTTAGGGGTGTTATTAGGATTAATAAGCTTAGCGAGGCCAAATGCGTCTACGGGGGATTGTGCTGCTGGAGTACCAGTAAGCATCCACATACCCTTAACTTGGGCGGCTATGTCTCTGAGCGTCTTCCAACGGGTTGTTTGTGCATTTTTGTAGGCACTTGCCTCATCTACTACGATTAGGTCAAACCCACCTTTTAGGACTTCTTCTTTGACGATGTCTACCCCATCAAAGTTAATAATGACAAACTCAGCATTGTTGGCAAGTATTTTTTTGCGTTGTACTGGGCTACCATGGGCTATATCGCATGTGCGGTGAATCGCAAACTTAAATAAGTCCTGTTGCCATGCCGACCTCATAATAGATAAGGGGCAAATTACAAGCACACGACGGATAACGCCTAGGTTCAATAGGTAGTCAGCTGCCCATATTACGCTAGCCGTTTTACCTGTGCCCTGCTCGTTAAAGCAGAAAGCCTTGCGGTTAAGCGTTAAGAACTCAGAAGTTTGCTTTTGGTGTGCAAAAGGCTTATGTTTACCAGGCCAGTTGTAATCCGTTAGGATGCTATTTCTTGCTTGCATTCCGTTTGACGGAGTGGTCTGAGTTCCTACTGAATGATCTGTTCTTGCTAGCGGGTTTAACCTTGAGATTACCCCTAGCACTTGTTCCCCCCTTGCTGAGAGGTTTTGCATGATCGACGTCTTTTCCATCACCCTTGTGTACCTTTCCTTCTTTCATTAGCTCCGCACGGGCTGTGTTACGTTTAGCCCTATTCTTTATTTGTTCGGGTTTACCCTGATACTGTTCGTATTCTTTTTTATATGGTCTTGGTTTGTTCACGTATGGCATTTTGAGGTTTTTCCTTACGAAGTTTAGTCCCTACATTATGGCTCTCAAGGGCGTCTTTAATCAAGTGCATACCCCATTCTGCAGCGCATTCCGCATGCATAGATAAAGTAACAAAATAATCTCCCCATTCTTCACCCCTATCCGTAATTTTTGGGTTAGCAACTACTGCTAGTTTTGCTAATGGGGATAAGTTAAATTCAAATTGATCTTTTGCTATATGCACTATGTCCCAAGACACAGCATCTTGGTCTCTAGTTATTTTTCTATTACGACAACTAGGGTAAGAGCAATGGCATATTTCATGTTCGCCCCTAATGTAATCCCAAGCGTCTTTTGGGGTTTGTTTTCCTTTTTCTTTTGTAACTCCTTTACTGAAGCTCATTTGCGTCTCTCCCTATAATTATGACAAGTCTTGACGGGACACCACCCACACAACGGACCCGCTACTGCGTTCCATACACCCGTTTTTAGGGCTGTTTCAAGCCGTTCTAAATCAAATCGCACATGCTCAAAGTAAGCCATCTTGTGCATTGAACTGTGTTCTTTGTTTACAAACTCATTACTAACTACAAATATCAAAGCAGACTTAAGCGTTTTAAGTTCTGGGAAATGAGCAAATACCGCACCCGCTAGTAAATCCAACTGTTTTAAGTCAGCGTACTTTGCATTCTTACTGCTCTTGTAATCCACTAGGTAGCCTTCGTCGCCATTAACAATCAGCAAGTCAGCAATACCCCGATACCACGCATCTTTATCGTAGAACCCACAAGGATTAAGTCTGCCACCTTTATTAGATACACCTAGTTCAATTTCAGTATGCTTTTCACCTGGTATTCTCTTAAGCGCATCTACTGTATCTTGAATAAACGCAAACTGTGGGGGGATGGGTGTGCCATCTTTGATGTAGTCCTCAGCAACTTTATGTAGCTCTTTGCCATACACAGTAGCTTCACTACCATCATCCTTTACATCCTTGGCTACCTTAAGATGGTAATACTTCTTCGGGCATTGTTGAAATGTTTTTAAACTACTGTATGACCATGCTGGCATATTATTTTTTCTTTGATGAGTATTTAGCTTGTGAAATCTTTGCTAGGCAGTGAGCACACTTCCATCGTCGAATTGGTCTATGCCGACTACCAACAACAAGCACTTGACCACCAATATCAGGCTTATAACTAGTACAGCTCGAGCAATATTTCTTTCCACGATCAAGTACCTTTTCTAAGATATCGCTTTCTAGGTTTAACTGCTGCAATTCCAAGTTCTTCTCCTTTATCTCTAGTTTCCATCATGGCATCAGCCATGATATATGCCATTTGGGGTATTTCTTCTTTAGAATAATCCCCGTTAATAATCCATCCGTTCATAGCCAAGCCCGCAAATATATCACGTAGCATGCCTTTATCTTCTTCAGTCATTTATACCCGCCTCTCTTAGTTTATTTCGTAGTCGTTGGCACTCGGCTTGTACCGTAGCTAATTGCTCAGTAACTATATGCAACTGGTGTCGTAACATTTGTTCTAAATCTTCTTGGTCATCAATGGCTACTATGCCCGCAAACGGAATAGGCTCGTAACTGGCACCACTATCTACAACGTGTGGAGGTGCTGAATTTTTACGGTCTTCGGTAGTCCAAGTTGTCATTTTTTAATTTTCTCCCAAACGTCAGTTAACGGCATTGACCTAATCTCTATCCATCCAATATACACACAAGCAAACATAATAAATAAAAAGAATGTAAACACTACCACAAATATTAGCACCGCAAACACGGCAACAAACAGAGCAAACAGGTTAAGTATTGTGACGATCATAAGTTTTTACCCCGCTTGCGGATGTCAAAGTTTTCTACTGGATATCGTTTTGTGCTTGCCTGTCCGTTACTCTGTTTCCAAATAACTACAACAGTTTCATCATCTAAATACCAGCACCCGTCGCTTGTACTACCTGAACTGCCGTAGTTATACGACTTGCGTAGGGCTGTATATATTTCTCCCGCATATCTGCACTCTTCATCGGTTAGTACAATCTTTCCACCCGCTTGATTGGGCAGAGTAGCAACTACTCCACCTAGTGCAATAGTTGGGACAAACAAAAGAACCGTTAACAGTTTTTTCAAAATAATGCCTCCTCAAATTTATACCCTTCTACTATCTTACGTACGACTTTGCGTACGCATTTAAAAGTCCAGCCTTCACGCTGTTGCACAATATGTCTTGCCTCTTCTTGCCTACCCACTATGCGCATAACTTCACCGTTCTCATCTTTAATGATGTACACGTTCTTTCTCCTCGTAATTACCTACGGCATAGTCTTTGATGATCTTGCCGTTTTCTTCGTCACCCACTAGCATCGGGTCAATCCATACTTTTTTGCCTGACTTCTTCATAATGCGCCAATGACCACGTCTCCAATGCAATCTTGGTGAGGCATGTGTGCCCTGTGGTATAGATGGCAAAGCTGACTTTTTACCATCAACTGTAATTAACCTAAACTCAATCAAAGGTTTCTTACCTTTATTAATACGTTTTTTATTAACGGCAATTTCATCGGGGGTAGGGGCAGATACATACATATCACCACCTGCTATGGTTAACATATATACAGCAATAATTGCGAGGTAGGACATGTTGTCCATGGTTTCAGGTTCCGCAAGCTCGTATTTATGTTTACGAGCAACGAACGGCTTAGACAGTTTAAGTTTGCCCTCTACAAAATGTAGTACACAATGGGCTATAAAATAATTCTTCCCTATTTCATTTGGTTTACTAAATAAAGCATTTATTGTTATGCGATCTTGATCTTGCGTTAGAAAAAAAGAATACAAAAGATTGACTGAGCCATCTTGCACTATGATTTCGTCTGTTTCATCAGGGAAATCTTTATTTACTCTTTCTCCTCCTATTATTGTTATTTTTGGAAAAGGAAGACGTATTTCTCCAAGCGACTCAATTGCGCTAACTGCTGTGTCATAAATTGGGCTACGACTACCAAGAAAGTCACGTTCAACTATTATTTTAGGGTGCTCAAGTATGCAGTCAATAAGTTCTTTTGACTTTTCTTTATGGGCATCAAAATGAACATCAAAACACTTACCTTGTTGTGCTAACTTAACAAAATCAGTAAACGCATTAAGTAGTTTGTTTTTTATTTCAATATTTTGAATTGCACTTTTAACGTTTGGATAAATGTCTTTAGTAAACCCAATTGATGCAATTGGGTATAGTTTGTTTCTATCTTCCCCGTATATGTGACTATTAGCAATCGCCATAACTTCTCCCCATTCCTGACTCGCAACTCAACGGCAGGTCTTGTGCCCACTTGGGTCGCATCTTCATACACATCTCCACATACTCTTGACCAGCTTCCGATTCTTGTTCAGGTATTACGCAAGCAATCGCATCATGCACAGTCATTACCACTTTATATTTTTTAGCTACTTGTAGCATCTGCTCACCAACGATGATTCGGGCTAACGCTTGGCAGACGTTCTCAATAACTTTCCCACCATATATCCTGTTAGGCACAACTGCTTTGCCTTTCTTGATATCGTAGACATACTCGTCCTTACCCTGCTCGTTACGCATCTTGCGTAGGTTTGGGTACTTCATATACAGTCCGTTTGGCAATCGAATGCCTCTTCTGCCCTCTACTTGCAGGACATCTACCTTGCCAAGCGTCGCAGTTTGGTTGTTAAGTATTGCATCTAGTGCTTTGTTAGCTTGATTCCATAGTTGCGGAATCCAATCATAAGTTTGGCGGTAGACTTTAATAATACGTGTGGCTTCCTCCTCCTCAATATCCACGTTGAACGTCTTGAGTTGCGCTTTGAATTTCGCACTCCCCATGCCGTAGCCACATCCCAATATCGTCGTCTTACCAACGAACCTTTCGTCCTTGCTAATTTCTTCAGTTGCCTTGTTATAGATAGACGACGCCATGATTCTGTATACATCTTCGCCCCTTTCAAACGCATCCACTAAATCATTCTGTTCAGCCAGCCACGCTAGCGTTCTTGCTTCTATTTGACTAGAGTCAGAGTCCACAACGACGTGCCCGGGGGGAGCCATAATTGCATCTTTGAGGATTGAGCCTCGTGGTAAGTTTTGTAGGTTTACCTTGTCATCACCGCCCCAACGACCTGTATGAGCTGCATAGTAGCGTAGTGGTATGGGGAATAAGCCTCGCTGCGCTATTTCAATAAAGCGTTCAGTCCTTGTTTCTTCAATGGTTGACTTCACTCCTAAGCGCGCTGATGCTAATAATTGCACCACTTCGTTCTCATGTTCAAGTAGTTCCTTAAACCCTTCATCGGTCTTGGCAAATGCCCATGCCTCTTTACCTGTTGCAGGACTAATTTTAGTTGGGGGTTCTATGCCCTGTGCAATAAGTAACTCGGCAAACTTGTCGTTACTCATCAAGTGCTCTTTTTCTTTCTCGATACTTGCTAGTAAACTTTCTTTCCTCTGCCGTACTTCAGCTAAATGGTCATGTAGCATGTTGCCGTCAAGCCATAGGCTAGGCTCAGTAAACATACGGATAGTCAGGTCAATAAGTCGTAACTCACTAGGAGGAAAGCCCGCACTTAGTTGCTCAAACAAACCCATCGTAAGCACCACATCGTTTTTGCAATACTCGCCATACTGTGCCAAGTCCTGCGCATTAAAGTCAATCCGACGTTTACCTTGTGCTTGTAAGACTTCTGTGCCTTTTACTCCAAGTCCATAGTGTTCCGCCAACTTAGCAAGGCTACCGCCAACCTCCGTGCCATGTATGGCTCTTGCCATTGATAAAGTATCAGCAATACCCTTGGGTCTTATATCAAACTGCCAATTAAGGATAGCCATGTCAAACATAGCGTTGTGGGCTATCACGAGATGCTTGTTGAGTTCAAAGCTATCCAAAAACTTCTTTGTATCTGCTTTAGTACCACTAAACCAAGTAGGAGCGCTCCCTTGTTCGCACACCGCCACCCCGATGGTTTCAAACTCAGGGCTACGGACGTACTCTTCCGTGGTAATTTTGCTAAGGGAGAAGGTTTGAGAGTAATAGGTCTCAAAGTCTAAACAAAAAATTTTCATTTTATTTTTTTGAGCCTACCGCCTGCGACTTGCCGAGAAAGAGATGATAGTTCCGCAGGAGAATGCCTCCCCAACTCCTCTAGCAGTAGGGGCAACTGCTTCATGGTTTCAAGTATTTCAAAATCATTGGCATCCCG